AATCCTACTATGTGCGGGAGATCGTGACGAGAGAGGAGAAAGAGTGGTGGGCAGAGAGGGACTGAAAATTATTCCTCATCAAATTATTGAAAAATAAGTACTTGATGTTTTTGAAAACATTATTGTAAGATTTTTGTCAGAAAAACAATCGGGTGGCAACAGGAACATGGCAAACAAAAAAGTCTCATTGGTTCGTTTGTGCAAGACGGAAAACGGCTGGAAACGGTATCCAGCGGCCATTGGAAGGAACGGGAAGATTCGGCCTGATTGGGTTGTCATAGATGTGTTGAACAACACGCAGAAGCGTTATCCAGAAGGCCACTACGAACTCCGTTCCTACAAAGGAAAGAAGACGGTTTATGACCCCGTGGGGGCCAATGCCGCTGACGCTCTGGCTGCCCTGCATCGCAAGACTCACTATCTGGTAGCGCGAGAGTCTGCGGTTGCAGCAGGAGTGCAGGTCGTGGGCGATGTCGTCAACAAGCGTCCCACCCTGAATGCAAAGAAGAGTGAGTTCCTCAAGCGGCTTAAGGCGAAAGGGCACCAGCGCGCCAGCGAGACATCCCTACAGGCCATTGATGACTTCTTGGACGCTACAAGCCTCACCTATGTGGATGAGGTCAACGAAGAGGCAGTATTGCGGTTCTATCGCTCTCTCCGCAAGCGTGGCAATGGTGACCGCACGATTTACAACAAGCACATGTCCTTGTTCGCCTTCTTCAAGTGGCTAAAGCTCGACACAAAGGCACTGGCAGAAAAAGCTCCCACGTACACGGAGAGGGAAGTCGAGATTTACGACAAAGAAGACCTCAAAGCTCTCTTGGACGCCTGCGACGATTACCAGCGAATGGTATTCGAGACCCTGCTAAAGACTGGCATGAGGATGCAGGAGGGGATGCACCTTGAATGGGTGAACGTCGATTTCAGGAACAAGCGAATCAAGGTGAGAGAAAGGCTAGATAGTGACCTGCCCAACGTCTCTATTAAGGACCGTGCTGAGCGTTCCATTCCACTTGATGATGGCCTTGCAGAGGCTCTGAAGGTGTGGAAGGAGACGCATAAAGGGACAAGGCTGGTTCTAGGCACTGTTAACGACACGCCAAACTGGAAATGGCTTCGTATGCTGAAGCGTTTGGCAAAGAGGGCAGGATTGAACTGTGACCATTGCGCCGGTTGCCGTGGAACGGGTGAGTGTTCGCGGTGGAAGCTGAAGACGTTCAGGAGCACATACACAACAACCATGCTGCGCGCTGGTGTTGACCCTAGAACCTTGATGGAATGGACCGGCCACGAAGACTTGGCAACGATTTTGAAGTACCTTGCGCCCATTCGAGCGGAAGAAGCGAAGGAGAAAGTTAACACCGTGCAGTGGGTATGATTTTCGTTGACTTTCGTCACAATGAACACTAAAGTAAGGAAAGTTAGACGGGTGCAGATTCTTTGCATCCTTGAAAATAAAGGCTTTATCCAGTCGAGAATCTTGCGATCAACCCATAAATTGGGTAGGGGCGTGGCTCACTAAAAAATAAGTTGACAAAATAATCCTTTCTGTTTAGGCTCAACGGTATGAGTTTAAGGAAGGATTGTTTGACTGTTTGATTACTGAATTTTTGGTTGAAGACTCCCCGTCTTCTGAAACTGGTTTTCTACTCTTCGTGCATGGTTCGGCTGAGTTCACCCTGGCAGAACTTATTGAAGAACGTGACACAGCGTGGAGTCTCGCACAACTTGCAAAGCTGTTGGGTTGCAGTCGCGGCAAACTCTATTCCTTGGTTGAATCCAACCGCATCCCACACATTCGACTAGGTGGCCTGATTCGGTTCGACCCGAAGTCAACCGCGAAATGGTTACGCTCCCAATCCATACAGCTTTGACCGCGTAGACCCTAACCGTCCCAGCCACGGACGCTAAATCCCCGGCAAGTTCCCGTCCATTGGACGTGGTGTTCCCCTACAACTTAAGCAGTCACCAGCACTGACGCCAAGACGCGTCCACACCGCTGCCTCGATTGCTCCCACCTCCACACAAGAGGCTGCCCCTTCCTGTCTTCAAGACATGATGCAGGGCTGCCCTCTCCTGCCAACTTCCCACCTAAAGGACTCGCAACACTTGAGCGCAACACTCTTGAACGAAATTGAGGCAGCCGTTTTCGACATTCTGGCTTGTGCCTCTGAGACAGAGAACGACACAGCAACAGGCTATGACCAAGCCGTAGCGGTCGCAGACCTCCAAAACTACCCTGCCCCTCTGAGCTTGAGACCGAATGAAGCCGTAATGATGGCGTGTCTTCATGGCCGTTCCTTCAACGGACGATGCCGGAATCCATTGGCCAGCGGCTGGGGAGACCACACCGCAACAGCAGCAGAGGCAGAAGCCGTCCGCGATTCATGGCAGTTCCGCACCAGCCGTGCAACACGCGTCGTCACTGTGGACCAGTTGGAGCACAAGGGCTGGTTCATTGGCTCTGGTGGTAGCCGTGGCAGCACCACGGATAGAAACGCACGCACATGTGCAAAGCGTGTGAGTGAACAGGACCTGGACGCGGCTTACTCCGAGTTCCTGAAAGACAAGAAGACAGACTTTGATGTGCTGGAGGTCGCACAGCGATTCATAGCGCGCCTGGCTAAGGGTAGCTACGTTGCGATGTATGCACGCGAGACGGGACAAGAGGAAGACCTGGCCTCTGAGTTCCTGCCCTTGGCTCTGGATAAGATTCGAGCGAAGTCATGCAAAGGGCCGTCATTCGCTAAATACATTTCGAGTGCGTTCTGGTTTTTCGCTACCAACCATTTTCATAGTTCAAAGAAAGAGGCAGCACACACCGAGTCCTACAGCGGCACCGGATTTGAGGATGAGAATGGACAGTTCACCGTCCCTGTGATCGACAACTACAGCGTTGCACTTTGGGAGTCAGACAGTCCTGCCCCTAAACGGCCCTACAGAATGGAGCACTGGCCGCAGAAGTGGCAGCGGATTGCACAGATGTGTCTGAACAGTGAGAAGAAGGTAGCCATAGCAGCGGGTCTGAAGCTGTCCCGGCATCAGGTTGATAGGGCATTGGCGCAGATGCAGAAGGATTTGAACAAACAACTGAAGGCGTCGAACTAGCCATATGAAAAAGGTGATTTCAAATGACCATGACGTGATACGTGTGCCTGTCTCGCTGTTGAGTAATGAAAACTTTCTAAAGCTCACAAGCAGGCCGATAGACCTCTTATTCGCGCTGGCGCATAGAAAGAACACGCACAGGTCTGTGCAAGAGTTGGCGGACCTTCTGGATATGCGCGTGGTGAATCTCTACCGCGAACGAAGAAGACTCAAAGAGGCGGGGTTCCTTCAATTCAATGACGGTAAAGTTCATGTTTCGTTCCCGTTGGATTCCGAGATTACGGGTTATTTTTATCTGCCCTACTTCCTGGTGCAGGAACGGCTATCCACGGAAGAGTGGCGGCTGATGTTGACGCTGTATCGAACTGCACATGAACAGCGCAGTGCGACATTCAAAGTACGAACCTCTGACCTCTGTGCATTCAGCGGCATCAATGAGAAGAATGTGGCGCGGATTCGAAGGGAGCTAATCAGCAAGGTGCGAGTGAGACGGGGACTGGCTGGCAAAGGCCTCATCTGGTATTCGAACAAAGAATATTCACTTATTCATCCTGTCACTCAGGAGGGTGTAGACAAGGTTTTTGAGCTGGAAGTGTAGGGTGAAAACTCACATGTGAGATACCGCGTATGGGATACAAATTATCTCTGGTGAGGGTTTTTACTAATATTCTGACTCACGTTCAAAAGGGTAAAAACCTCATATGAGATATAAGCAAACCGAATTAACTTGTTTATACAGAATGATTTAAAGGGGAGACCAATTTCAGGGTTTCATATACATCAATGTTAATGAAATGGAGCGTTGCTCAGGAGGGACGGCAGCCCCTAGGCTGTCCGGACCCCAGCCTGTATGAGTACATGTAATCGATACATGTAATCGAAGATTTTTTTCAAAAATCAAGGTTACAAAAACAAGTTTTGGGCAGAACGTCGTAGACAGATTGGTGGCGCTTCGCGCGCCCCACCCCGTTCCGCGCCCCCCTCCCCGTGGGCGAAACCACACTCTCGCTGATGGTAGTATCCTCCCGTGAGTAAACGAGAAGCGGCATTTTTCTTCATCGGAGTGGTGCTTGGAATGATGCTGGCGATTGGAGCTTTTATCGTCTTCGTCTGGGAGCACCACGTGTTCATCATTGGCTTCCACTCCCAGGCAAGCGTCATCCTTCTTGGACTCCCGGTCCTTTTGGCCGGGGCCTGGATGGTGTGGCTCTGTCGGCCTAAGTAAAGGATTAGAGCTAAGGTCTTGCAGAGTATGCAGCCCTCCAAAAATAAATTGAATTATTTTCGTCTAGACCCGCGCATAAATGGCCTTGGGCGGTACTACGTATATGTGAGGGCGTAGAGAGATGAACACAGAAAGCCACTACCAGATAGAACAAAAACTCTTTGCCCTGTTCGCAGAACGGATTGAAGAAGAGAACCCGGACCCGGATGAAGGTGTTAAGAGACTCATCCACGTGTTGAATGTGCAGGTGCATCTTTCGCGCCTACTAGCCGAAGGCACGCGGCTGTCGCTAGGTGATTACAGCTTGTGCCTAGAAGGTGCATTCGAGGCCGGGAAGCTGATTGCAGCGTTGCAAGAGAATCATCCGGAAGACGCTAGTGATGAAGAGACACAGGCTGGCCGCCTGATTGGAATATTGTCTGATACGCGCCACGATCTTGAGGGCGCTTGCTGGGAGACTGAAGAGTTACAACCCGAGCACCGTGAGTTCTACCGGTCTACTCGTGACCATCTAGCAAGCGAAGTCACCATTCACTAACAAGTTTTGTACACAGCAGGTCCTTTCCATCCCTTCGAGGATGTTTCGTTAGCTGTGTACTCGTGGGGTCATGCGCTCAACATGGCCTCACCTTTTGATTCAAAGATTGCGTGCTGTCTGTTGTCGGAACACCAGATGCCGCAATGATGGCAGGTAGAAGTGGGTTGTCTCCGCTCCCTGCCGTTGGGCTAGCCGACCTTCTCCCGGTGAAGGGGCAGCAACAGGGTTTCATTCAATTTCCCCAGCTGCCCCGTCCAACATATTCACATTGAACTTGCTCCAGCCGTGCCTTGACGGCTGTTGACGCAACTGACGGGCTAGTCGTCACCTCGTGCGACGAACGGACAGCAATGTTCGCCATAGCATTGCTGCTCCTGCCCGTCACTATTCATCTGTCAACACGCTGCTGATCGCTATACTTGGTGCGTTTCTCAATACACAGCACTGAAGGAGTTGACATGGCTATTCCACCCGACCCAAACAATACTTTAGAGACCCTTGCTACTTTCCCTATCCCCATGGATGCGGGAGCGACACCGAGTCCGAATGCACGAACCGTTGTGGCTTGCGCCAAGATTCCTGTTCTCACGGGAGGTTCTGGAACGCAGTTTTGGCAAATGTCTCTGGCTAAAGTTGGAGAGCTTCTGAGCGCATTTGAGACTCTGGTTAACTCATTGCCTTATGACCAGCAGCTAAAGATTGCACAAAGCTTGAACATCAGCCCTCCGTTCACTGTTCAAGCAGACATCGAGCTTGCGATTCGTTACCTAACGTACCTGGGGACCCGAGATGAGTTGTTACAGCAAGCTATTGCAGGTCTGATGTCTCGCACGAAGTGAAGCAAAATCAAGGGGAGTTGTAGCGTCTGCATTGCGCTCCTCCCTTCACACTCCCAATCACACTGACTCAGACCCTGGTAATCCACATGTTTTCAACAGGATGCGCCGCAGGGGATAGGGGCCTTAGATAGTTGATTCCAAGGGGGTTAGTGACCGGACCCCTGGTCGATTTCGTATATCCCCAATTCATAAAAATTACTAATAGTGGAATGGATATACATAACTCCATATTATATGAGGTTTTATCGTGGCGAGACGCCGATTAACTCTTGAGGAGGCGAAGCTAAGTGGTGCCTATGAGCACAATAAGGCGCGTTTTGCTGACCGTTTAGCTGCCCCTGAGTTGCAGAGTATGCAGCCAGTTCGCTTCCGCGCACCAAAGCACTTTAACACGGCTGAGCGCGCTGCCCATAGAGAAATTATGGCAACGTGCTCTGGCGTTACTGAGGCAGACCGCTTGCTTGTTGAGGTGGCAGCCGTCCTCCTGGCAAAGCAGCGTGCCGGTACAGCGAAGCCAAGTGAGCTGAACAAGCTTGCTGGACTGCTAGAGCGTCTACGTTCTCGTGTCGTTGCCATGCCTGCTGCCCCTGGTCCATCTGTGTCTACTCTCTCAGGAGAAGAGAAAGAACTAGAGGATTACTTCCGCGAAGAAGACGAGTACCAAGCCTTAGAGACACGCATCAGGGCAGAGATGGAGCGCCGACGTAACACCCCACCTCCTGAACACCTGACGCCCGCAGAGGCAGCGCGCTGGTGCTGGTATAGCACAGTCGCTAACGATCTCGACCCAGACCGCAAGGTAAACCAAACAAGACTCCGCGACTACGAGTCTAGATAGTCAGCCTTTGATGTACGCAGTTACGCGGTCTTGATTTTGGTTTGCCGATTTCAACTTGTCTTTGACCGGCGTAGTCGGGATGACAACTTTCTCCTGCTTTACAGCCTTTGGCTTGTTACTATCCTTTTTCTTCATTTTTCTCCTATTCGCGGTTAACTAGCCGCAAGCAACATACAGGCGCAACCACGCCGAAACAGTAACACCGCAGCCCATCGGCTGCAACATCCCACCATTTCATCGCAGGCCCTCCGTCGGAGGTTGCGTGCACGTGTGCGCCATCAGGTACGCACAGAAAGAAATTAATGTCAGAATCTATTGCCTTCACTGGCAAAGGTGCACGTCTGTCTGTATCGATTGACGGCACCACCTTCACGCTTGTGAAGCAGCTTCAAAAAATCTCTTCGAGTGGCCAGAAGGCCAACTTCGCAGAAATCACGAATCTCGATTCTCCTAATGCCTTCATCGAGCGCATCCCTACCACGCTTGATAGCGGCACGCTCTCTGCAACCGTAGTTGCAAACCCTAACGATGCTGGTCAGCTGATGCTATTGGCCGCGTTCCAAGCGCAGACAAAGCTGACGTGTAAGCTCCAGTATCCGCCTGTCGGTGCACAGACTACCGGGCTGTTGAAGACCTTCTCTGCTTATGTCAGCTCTGCTCCTATGCCGTCTGCATCTGTTACCGATGCCAGCACCTTTGATGTGGAACTTACTATCACTGGTCCTGTGTCGGATATGGCAGGGGCGTAAACATGGCGAGTCTACTTGAACGCTGGTTTCCTCCAGCTAAAGTGGAGCAGCGTAGCGCGCCTGTCAGAGACAATATTGCTTCGTCCCTCTTCTCCTGGTTCGGTGGTGCAGGTTCTGAGTCAGACGCCGGTGAAGCCGTTAACGACCACACGGCAATGAAGCAGTCCACGGTATACGCCTGCATCCGCGTCCTGTCTGAGTCCACTGCTAGTCTGCCCCTACACCTAATGAAGTCGTCAGACAAGGGCAGCACACATGAGGTCAATCACCCTCTACAGCGTTTGCTCTCTGTTGCTCCGAATCCTGAGATGACGGCTTTTACCTGGGTCGAGACTCTGGTGACGTGCTTAAACCTGACGGGCAACGCCTATTGTCAGATTGAGCGCAACAGCGTCGGAGTACCTGTAGGTCTCTGGCCACTCCACCCACGTCAGACACACGCTGTAAGGCTACCGAATGGTGATCTAGCGTTTGAGACTTCAGACGGGGGACAGCGACGTGTACTCCGTGCTGCTGATGTTCTTCACATCCCGCTCAATTCGATGGATGGAATCGTCGGACTTTCGCCCATTCAGCAGGCTGCCCGTACCATTGGCGTCAGCATTGCCTCTGAGAAATACGGAGCAAGGCTGTTCAGGCAGGGGAGTGTGCCGTTACTCGCCCTCACCTCTCCAGAAAAAGTGCGTCCAGAACACAAAGTAGCTATGAGACACGACTGGGAAGCTCTCCAAACGGGAGATAACCAGCACCGCGTGGCTATCTTGGACAATGGCCTCACTATTCAGAAGCTCGGTATCACGCCTGAAGAGGCGCAATTCCTTGAAACGCGCGCATACCAGCGTGCCGACATTGCTGCCATCTTCCGCGTGCCAGCCAGCTACGTTGGCGAACAGCAGAAAATCAGCAACTCAAATATGCAGCAGGAGTCGAGGAATTTTTACAACGCAACCATTCGGGCACTCACATCCAGACTAGAGGCAGAGTTCAATCGCAAGCTGTTCGCACCTGAGTCTGGTTTGTTCTGCCGATTCAATCTGGCAGATAGGCTGCGTGGTGATTATGAGCAGGTGGCGCAAGCGGTAACGACGATGAGGCAATGGTCGATTGCCAGTATCAACGAATCTCGCGAGCTACTTGGTTTGAGTAGGCTGAGCAGCGATCTCCTCGGCAACAGTCTACTGTTCCCTGTGAATATGACTGCTGTTAACGCGGTGACTGGTGCAACGTTGATTGAAGCGCAGCAGCCACAACAAGTGCAGCAGGGGCAACAGGCACAGCCAGAGAAAGGGGATACCGCAGATGAGTAACAACGACAAGGAACTCAGGTATCTACCTGCAAGGGAACTACGAGCGTCAACCAACGCAGACGGTTCCAAGAACCTATCAGGCTACGCGATTGTCTACAGTTCCGAGTCTACCGACTTGGGCGGGTTCGTAGAGATTGTGGCACCTGGTGCAGTAACAGAATCGCTGGCAAACAATCCAGACGTTCTGATGCTGCGAGACCATAATCCTGAATTGCTGATGGGACGTACCACCAGTGGAACCCTCACATTGACAGAGGACTCTATCGGAGTTCGCTTCGTCTGTAAGCTGCCTCAAACAACGGCAGCCGCTGACCTCGCAATTTCTATCGAACGTGGCGACATCTCAGGATGCTCCTTTGGATTCGTGACGCTGGAGGACCAGTGGGCAAACTCAGGTGACAAGCTGGTGCGAAATCTGCTCCGCATAAAGTTGCTAGAGATTAGCGTGGTGAGCTTCCCGGCCTACAGCGCAACCTCTGTTGCAGTCAGAAGCAAGGTTGAATCGCTTCGCAGCGTAAGCAACAGCGCAGCCAGTGAAGAAGCAGCCCGTCGCTTTCGGCGTTACATGCAGCTTCGCATGATGTCCCTGACACCTCGCCGCTCCCGCTAGTTATCTAGCTGCCGACGCTCTCCGGAGTGTGTGCAGCATTCCCACCTAATTCATACGCAGACCCTCCGCGTGAGGTGTGTGCGCCTACCTATCGCTGCGTTCAAAGCAGCAAAAGAAAGATACATAATGAATCTTGCAGCACTGATTGAAAAGCGTAATGCGCTGATGAACCAGATTTCCACCCTGGCCAAGAACGACAACCTGAACACGGAACAGCGTAGCCAGTTCGATGCAATGGCCGCTGACCTTGAGACGCTGAACGGTGATGTCCAGCGCGCAGAGCGTGCAGAAGCTATCGAGCAGGAGATTCGCTCCAGCAATCGCCCACCTCGCGCACAGCCAGGTGAGAATCGCCAGCAGGCAGACAATGCAGAAGAGCGTTCCGCCTTTGAGAACTACATCCGCTTTGGAACCCGTAGCAGCGAACTCCGTAGCGGTATCGGCGTCGGTCCCGTTGCTGGTGCAGTGAGCGTTACCGCTGGTGTGGCTGTTCCTACTGGTGTTGGTAACGTCGCCATTGCACAGAAGACCGTTGGCGGTCTGGCTGCTGCTGTGAATCAGCTTGTGACCGATACCGGCAATGAGCTTCAGATTCCTCTGGTCGATGATACGGCTTCGGACCTCATTTCGAAGGCAGAGCTTGCCAATGCAACGGAGCAGGAACCCGCTGTTGCTGGTGTGACCTCGACTGTGGAAGCACTGTCCAGCGGTCTGATTTATATCTCGCAGGAACTCCTTCAGGACAGTGCGTTTAGTTTGGATGCGCTGATTACCCAGCTGTTCCAGACCCGCTTGGTCAACGGTCTTAGCAAGCGAATCTATAACGGTACCGTTGGTTCGTTCGCAGCCATCACTGCAAATGCTCCCACGGCTGTTACCACTGCATCGGCTACGGCGATTGCATGGAATGAACTGACCGCACTGTATGGTTCGGTTGACGCAGCTTACCGCGCCAATGCGTCGTGGGTTATGTCGTCGCTTACGCACGCTTACCTCATGGGTATCGTGAACCCTGCAACAGGGCAGCCCATTCTTCAACCGGACGTGCACGGCAGCCCGTTCATGTCGCTCCTTGGGCGAAGTGTCACTGTCTCGGAGGCTGCTCCCGCAATCGCTGCTGGTGCTACTCCAATTCTGTTTGGTGACCTGTCGAGCTACACGTTGCGAACCACGCGCGGTATCGGTGTACAGCGTAACGACGCAGTTGGATTCGCCAATGACGCTGTAGCGTTCAAATTGACGGTAAGGGCAGGAGGCTTCTCGACTTCGCAAGCTTCCAGCCCTGCTATCAAGTCGCTGAAGCTCAAGGCCAGCTAAGACCTCAACAACTGAATAAAGGAATCATGCTCCCTGTCTCTCTTTACTGAGGGCGGGGAGCTATTCCTGTTGCTCAAGAAGACAAAATGAAAAACGTACCCATCATTGCAACTATCGCATCGACCGCGAACTATTCGATTTGGTCTTTCTCAGGACCCTACAACACCTACCAGCTAGGCTACAACCGCACCATTACTGACCCGTATTTGACCGCTCTCAACAATGTCTTTTATGCACTGCCACGTAAACCCTTCTTGTCAGCGATCTATGGTCGCAACGTACCGATAGACACCAAGCTGCCCATCACAGTGCAGACCTCCTCCCAAAATTTTGTGGATGTAGTAACAGACTTGTCTTCTCCTAATGGTGCTCTGGTGAACGCATCACGGCTACACGAACATCTCGCGCGCAGATTGCAGGGTTTTGAAATCACGTGGGAGCTGCTGGACCCTACAGGCACTGCATTGACTGACCTTCGGATGTGGCGGGAATGGCAGACAAGGCTGGTGGAGCAATGAAGCCATTGGAGCTAACTG